GGATTGGCGGCCGCCAACGCCTCCGGGTCTTCCGGGTCGCTGCCGCTCGGCGCCGACCAGGCGGCCAGGAACGTCGACGGGTCGCCCTCGCCGGTGAGGATGAACGTCTCAGCGGCGTCGTACTCCTCGTGCAGCACCACCGACAGGGCGTCGCCCTCGTTGCTGATGCAGACGACCAGGCCGTCGTCGACGGCGTTCTGGGCGGGCACGATCGCGTCCCACACGTCGCGGTTCTGGTGCTCGCGCAACTCGTCCAACAGGGCCCGGTCGACCGTGTCGCCGCGGCCGGCCCGCCGGGTCGGCGCCGCGAACCGGTAATGCGAATCATGTTCATTCCAGAAGTCCTCTTCGCCGATCTGCAACGCGACGTGCCGGATCGGTAGCCGCTCGGCCAGCAGCGGGTTGCCGCGGGCCATCGCGACGACCTTGCGCCACGAGCGTTTCGCCGCGCCCCGGTCGGTGGAGGTCGCGACGATCTCGGGCACCCGTTCGACGAACATCCAGAACAAGATCAGCAGCCGGGTGAAGAGCGTCTTCCCGTTCTGCCGGGCGACCAGGATGATCGCCTTGCGGTAGCGCGGCGACCCGTCCGGGAACAGCTCCCCCAGGTGGATCGCCAGCCAGCACTGCCACGGATCGAGCGGCCAGCCCAGCAGGGCACAGAACGCGATGAACGTGTGTCCCCAGGACGCGGCCGGGTCGGCCAGGTCACGTAGCGGGGGAGTCCACAACCGGGGGGTGACGCTGCCCAGCACGACGGGCGGCGAGTTCGTCAAGCTTGCTGCCGGCGGGTTTGACATCGAGCACCGCCTTCTTCGCAGCCGCCCGGGCGCGCGGGCTCAGCACCAGCGCTTCGAGCGCGGAGAGCAGTTTCGGGCCGAGGTCGGAGGCGACCGTGTGCTGGGCGAGCGCCACCGCGATGATCTCGCGGAGCGCTTCCTGGGCCGGGTCCTCGACCGGTATCCGGTCCAGCCACCGCAGCGCGGCCGCGTACTTCTTGTCGGGGGCGGCGTCATCGATCAGCCGGGCGTAGGCGATCGCCAGGGCGACCGTCGCCTGGTCGCGCTGATCGGCCCCGGCCGCCTTGACGGCCTGTCGGACGGAATATGCCAACGTCGCCACATACCGACGGTACAGTTCGATCATGCGTTGGCCCTGGCAGAAGCCCCCGGCTAACACGTCGCTGTCCATCGCCGACCCGGCCCTGGCCGCGCTGTTCACCCCGGGCGGCCTGGTCGACCTGGCCGGCGTGACCGTGGGGGAGTTCTCCACGCTCGGCCTGTCCGGGATGTACCGGGCCCTCTCGCTGATCTCGGGGACGCTCGCGTCGCTGCCGCTGACCAGTTACCGGACCAACGCCGAGGGCCGCCCCGAACAGGTCGGGAGCATCTTCGACGACCCGGACGGCCCAGACGGCCAGACGGTGTACGAGTGGAAAGAAACCCTGCTGCTGCACTTGCTGATGCACGGGCGCGCGGGGGCGCTGAAGGTCCGCACCGACGCCGGGGCGCTCGCCCGGCTGCCGCTCGTACACCCGTTCTCGTTCCAGGTGTGCCAGCCCACCCCGGAGGAGATCGACGACCCGGCGCTGATGCCCGCCGGCGGCGTGTGGTTCGACGTCATGCTCCGCGACGGCAAGACGGTGCGGCTGGACGCGACCGACTTCTGGTACGTGCCCGCGGCGTCGCTGATCGGCCAGGTCGGTATCAGCCTGCTGGTCTACGCCCGGCAGTCGCTGGCCACCGCGATCGCCGGCGACAAGGCGGCCGCCAAGACGTTCGCCTCCGGCGCCCTGATCTCCGGGCTGGCCACGCCGCAGGACGAAGGCCTCGACATCGCCGACGACATACCCAAGATCAAAGCCGAGCTGAACCGCAGCGTGCTCGGCTACGAGAACGCCGGCACGATCGCGCTGGTCAACCGGCGGCTGCAATTTACCCCCTGGACGATGACCGCCCAGCAGGCCCAGTTCCTCGAATCGCGCCAGTTCCAGATCGAGGAGATCGCCCGGTGGTCCGGGGTACCCCCGCACCTGCTGATGCAGACCGACAAGCAGACGAGCTGGGGCACCGGCGTCGACGAGCAGAACCGCGGCCTGTCGAAGTTCGTGCTGGGGCACTGGGCGCAGCGGGTGGAACAGCGCGGGTCGCGGCTGCTGGCCAAGCCCCGGTGGTGCGCGTTCGACTTCGCCGGCCTGGAACGCCCGAACTACCAGGTGGAGTCGGCCACCGACCTGGCCGAGGTGGCCGCCGGCGTGATGACCAAGGATGAGTACCGTGCGAAGCGGGGGCGCCCGCCCCTGCCCCCCTCGCCGGCTCAGCCACCTGCCGCTGTTCTCGAAACCGGCGAGGGGGAAACCGATGTTCCAGCAGCCGCGTAACGTCGACGAGCTGCGCGCCGCGTGGCGGGCCACCAACGACGATCGGGCCCGCCCGGCCGACGGCGGATTCCGGGTCGACAACGCCGCCACCCCGAAGGTGTACATCTTCGGGCTGATCGGCGGCTGGCGGCTCCCGTCCGACCAGTTCGTCAAGGCCGTGCACGCGATCCAGGCGCCCGCGATAGACGTGCACATCAACAGCCAGGGCGGTTTCGTGTGGGACGCCGTGGCGATGTACGAAGCGCTCAAGAGCCACCCGGCGACGGTGAACGGGTACGTCGACGGCCTGGCCGCGTCGGCCGCCAGTTTCGTGTTGCAGGCGGCCGACAACCGGATTATGGCGACCGGGTCGCGGACGATGATCCACGACGCGCAGGTGGTCGGCTACGGCTCACCGGCCGAGGTCCGCGCGGCCGCCGACCTCGGCGACGCCGTGTCGAACGACATCGCCTCGATCTACGCCGACCGGGCCGGCGGGTCAATCGCCTCCTGGCGTTCGGCGATGACGGCGACCACCTGGTACTCGGCCGGGGAGACCGTCGACGCGGGCCTGGCCGACCGGGTCTCCAGCAAGGCCGGCGGCGCCCCGGGCGGGCCCGCCGGCGGCACTTCGGACGGGGGACCGGACAACCGGACCCGCATCATCACGGCGCGGCACCGCGCCCTGACTACCCAGGGAGGGTAGATGCGCACCATCGACGAGATCACCTCCGGCATGACCGCGCTTGTCGACGGGGCCGCGGGCCGCAGCCTCACCGACGAGGAGGTCACCGCGTACGAGGGGATGGAGCAGGAACTCCAGAACGTGCAGCGGACCGAGGCGATCCGGGCCCGCAACACCGCCTACAACGTGGTGCGCGTCCCCGCCGGGATGCCGCGGCCGGGGCCGGCCCCGGAGGACACCTACGACAAGGCATTCATGAACTACCTGCGGACCGGCCGGCCCAACAACGACCTGATGCAGCCGACCAACGACCAGGGCGAGGCGACCCCCAGCACCGGCGGCTACCTGGTGCCCGACCTGTTCCGGACGAAACTCGTCGAACGGCTGAAGGCCTTCGGCGGCATCGGCGGCATCGCGACCCGGTACACCACCGGCAACGGCGCCCCGGTGGAGTGGCCGACGATCGACGACACGGGCAACGTCGGCGAGATCGTGCAGGAAGGCAACACCTTCTCGGCGGGCGCCGACCTGGCGTTCGGTTCCAACGCGCTGTCCAGCTACTCGTACGTCGCCGGCGGCGGCGGGTCGACGCCGCTGCGCGTCTCGTACGAACTCGCGCAGGACACCGACTTCGACCTGGTCGGCATGATCACGCGGCTACTGGGCAACCGGATCGGCCGCATCCAGGCGACGCACTTCGCCAAGGGCACCGGCGTGCAGCAGCCCCTCGGCCTGATCACCGGGTTGACGCCCGTGCAGGCCAACGCCAACACCGGCATGACCTACAACGACCTGGTCACCTGGATTCACTCGGTCGACCCGGCGTACCGGGCGAACGCGCGCTGGGTGTGGAACGACGCCACCATGGCGATCGTGGAGAAGATCGCCGACTCCAACGGCAACCCGATCTTCCGGGGCTGGGGCGCCAACCTCGCGCTGGGCCTGCGCGAGGACACGGTCCTCGGGTACCCGGTGACCATCGACCAGGCCATGCCCACCTACGTGATCAACAGCCACGCGGCCGCCGACATCGCGATCGCGTTCGGAGACATCAACCAGGGCTACGTCGTGCGCGACATCAAGGACGTGACCCTGCTGGTCAACCCGTACACCCGCATGGCGTACCGGCAGATTGAGTACACCGCGTGGGCCCGCGCCGACGCCACCCAGCAGGACACCAACGCCTACATCGTCGCCTCGGGCAAGTAGGGAGACCCGATCATGACCTCTCGCGAACTGGTCACGCCGCGGACCCTGGCCACCATGTCCGGGTCGATCGCCACCGCGACCACCGTCAACCTGACGTCCGACCTGAACCTGGCCGCCAGCAGCAACTTCAAGCCGGGCGACCGGGTGCTGGTAGTGATCCGGGCCACCACCGCCGGCACCACCGACTCGACCTCGTTCTCCGTGCAGGACGCCCCGGACTCCTCCGGGTCGATCGGCACGCCGGCGACCGCGGTCACCACGACCCTGCCAGCGGCGGCGACCGGCAACCAGACCGTGATCATCGGCGTGCAGCTCCAGCCCGGCCGGCCCTGGCTGCGGGTGCGGGCCACCCGGGCGTCCGGCACCACCGACACGCTGCTGGTGTCGGCCGTCCTGCTGGCCATGCCGCACAGCATCTGATCGGAAGGACGCGACCGTGACCTGGCGGCCGGACTACTGCACGTCGACCGAACTGAAGTCGTGGCTCAAGATCACCGACTCGGTCGACGATGCCTTCGTCGCGCTCTGGATCACGGCCGTGTCCCGCAACATCGATGATTTCTGCAACCGCCAGTTCGGCCAGGTGGCGACCGCCGAGGACCGGTTCTACACCCCCGTGTGGGACCGGCCCCAGGGCGCTTGGGTGTGCGAGATCGACGACTTGCAGGACACCACCGGGCTGACGTTCACCGACCAGAACGGCACCGCGATCGCGGCCGCCGTGGGCACCTCGGCCGGCTACACCCTGCTGCCCCGCAACGCCCCGGCCAAGGGCCGCCCGTACGAGCGGATCAAGATCACCGGCCTGACCGGCGGCGTGACCGGCTGGTACAGCGGAGTGACCGGCTGGCCCGGCGGCGACCTCACCGGGCACGGTATGTGGGGCTGGTCGGCGCAACCGGCCCCGCTGAAGATCGGCATCTTCCTGCAAGGCGCCCGGCTGGAGGCGCGCCGCCAGTCACCGTTCGGGATCGCCGGGTCGCCGGACGCCAACACCGGCACCGAACTGCGGCTGCTGGCCCAGCTCGACCCGGACTTTCGCACCACGTTGCAGCCGTTCGTCCGAGACTGGTACGCGGCATGAACCTGGCTGGAGTCATCGACGACGTGCGCTCGGCGCTCGGCACGGTCCCGGGGCTGCGCGTCGCCGACTGGGGCGCCCCGAAGATCTCCACGCCGGCGGCACTGGTGCTTCCCCCGGAGAAGATCGAATTCGGGGCGACCTACGGGGACACCTGCGACCGGTACCCGGACCTGTGGGTCATGGTGCTGGTCGACGACCCGACCAACTGGCGGGCCTACCGCGAGCTCGCGCCGTTCGTCAACGGGTCCGGCCCGTCCAGCGTGCGCGCCGCCATCGAGGGTTTCGCCTATACCTCCTGCGACCCGCAAACGGTCAATGTGGTCTCGGCCGAATTCGACGTGGTCAAGTACGCCGGCGTGTCCTATCTCGCAGCGATCTTCCACACCGACCTGACCGGAACGGAGTAGCCGTCATGCCCCTGTCCACCGTGATCGACGCCAACCTGAACGCGAACTTCACCAGCGCGCTCGACCTGGTCACCGCGGCGGCGCCGACGGTGCTGAACACCCGGATCAGCATGGCGACCGGCACCGGCACCGGGCTGGCCGACCTGTGCTGGTCGGACACCCGCACCGTGGCCGCGTCCGGCACCGACGCGCTCGACCTGGCCGGCTCCCTGACCGGGCTGCTCGGCGGCACCCTGACCATCGTCAAGCTGAAGGCGATCCTGGTCCGGGCGGCCGCGGCCAACACCAACAACGTCCGGATCAACCGGCCGGCCTCCAACGGCGTGCCGGTGTTCCTCGCCGCGTCCGACGGCATCGACGTGCTGCCCGGCGGCCTGTTCCTGTGGGTCGCGCCCGGCGCCGGTGTCACGGTCACCCCGGCGACCGGCGACCTGATCAACATCGACAACTCGGGGGCCGGTACCTCGGTCACCTACGACGTCGTCTTCATCGGCACCAGCGCGTAAAGGGGCGAAACGGTCATGGCCAAGTCGCACGGCAAACTGACGGTCGTCATCGCGGCCGGCAACAACATCTCGCCCTACTGCAAGACGTCCAATATGGACCGGACCGCCAAGACGCACGACACCACCGGGTACGGCGTCGATGACGAGGACTACGAATTGGGCCTCAAGGGCGGCAAGTTCACGATGGGCGGCACCTACGACAACACGGTGACCGTCGGCCCCCGGAACGCCCTGCTGTCGCTGGTCGGCACCAAGATCGCGATGGTGCGGCGGGTGGAGGGCACCGGCGTGGGCAAGCCCCAGGACGCGTTCAACATGACCCTGGACAAGTACTCCGAGTCCAACCCCGTCGACGACATGGTGACCTGGTCGGCCGAGGGCACCATCGCCGGCGGCATCACCACCACCACCCAGTAAGGAGCGCACCCGCGATGCTGACCCGTGCAGAGATCCTGGCCCGCAAGACCGGCCGGGGAACCGCCACGCTGCCCGACGGGTCGACCGTCGCGATCCGGGCGCTGACCCGCGACGAGGTGCTGGAGATGCAGGCGCTGGAGGACCTGGGCGACAAGGACAACTTCATCATCGCGACCGGCCTGGTCGACCCGGCCCTGAGCATCGACGACGTCGCCGCGTGGGCGGCCGCCGGCGACGCCGGCGACCTGGTCGCCGTGTCCGAGGCGATCGCCGTGCTGTCGGGTATCCGGCAGGGCGCCAGCAAAAGCGGCGTGGCTGCATCTTGAGGACGACCCGGAACTGGAGTTCGAATTCCGGCTGGCCAAGGACCTGGGCAAGACGGTGCGGGAGCTGCGGGCCGCGCTCGACCACCGGGAGTTTCTGTACTGGTCGCGCTGGTACGCCCGGCGCGATGCGGAGCGGCAGGTAGCGACAGGGGGGTGACGAGATGCCGGTGACGATCACCGTCAACGGGCTCAAGGAGCTGCAACGGTCGCTGAAGAACGCCGAGGACGCCACCCCGAAGATGCTGCGGCTGGCCCTGAACGACGTCACCGGGATCGTGCTCGACTACGCCCGGCCGCAGGTGCCCACCCGGTCCGGCGCCGCCAAGGGATCGATGAAGGCCCGGTCGACCCAGCGGGAGGCCCGCATCCAGGCCGGCGGCACCCGCGCCCCGTACTACCCGTGGCTGGACTTCGGCGGGCACGTCGGCCGCGGCGGCGGCGTCGCCCGGCCGTTCTTCAAGGAAGGCCGGTACATCTACCCGACGCTGCGCCAGAAGCACCCCGAGATCATCGAGGCGGCCGCGGCCGCGCTCGCCGGCCTGATCCGCGACGCGGGCCTGGAGGTGACCTGAGGATGGCTACGGGCAACACGGTGGTCCTCACCTTCGCCGGGGAGGAAAAACCGCTCACCGACTCGTTCAGCCGGGTCGGCGGGGCCGCCACGGAGATGGGCGACAAGGTCGGCCGCGCCTCGAAGGATCTCGACGAGCACGGCAACGCCCTGGAACGCACCGGCGGGCACGCCGACAACGCCGAACGCAACCTGATCGGCGTACACGACGTGATCGACGGCACCGCGACGATCATGCAGGGCCCCGGCAAACAGGGCATCGTCGCCTACATCCAGGGCTGGGCCGACCTGGCCGGCGGCATCGCGCCGATCTTCGAGTGGCTGTCCAAGACCAAGGTGGCCACCCTCGCGCAGGCAGCCGCCCAGAAGGTCGCCGCGCTCGGCGCCAAGGTCTGGGCGGCCGGGCAATGGGTGCTCAACGCCGCCCTGGACGCCAACCCGATCGGCCTGGTGGTGCTGGCGATCGCCGCCCTGGTCGCGATCTTCGTGGTCGCCTGGAAGCACTCGGAGACGTTCCGCAACATCGTCATCGGCACCTGGAACGGGATCAAAAAGGTCGCCGAGTCGGTCGGCGGATGGTTCGTGAACACGCTCTGGCCCTGGATCAAAGGGGTCGGCGACAAGATCGCCAGCCTGTTCCACGGCCTGCCGTCCAAGATCAAGTCGGCGTTCTCGGGGCTGTTCGACATCCTGACCTGGCCCTACCGGACGGCGTTCAATTTCATCGCCGACGCCTGGAACAACACCATCGGCCGGCTGCACTGGTCGGTGCCCGACTGGGTGCCGGTGATCGGCGGCCGCTCGATCAGCGTGCCGAACCTGCCACACTTCGCCGCCGGCGGCACCGTGCCCGGCGTCTTCGGCGAACCGGTACCGATCATGGCGCACGGCGGCGAGACGGTCAGCACGCCCGGCGACCGCGGCCGCGGCGGCGACACCGTCTACGTCCGCGGCGACGCCCTCGTGGACACCCTGATCGAACTGATCGCCGCCGAGGTCCGGCGCCGCGGCCGCGGCGGCGAGACGCTCGGCATCGTCACCGTGGCGGGCCGCTGATGCCCCGCCAGAACGTCGCGGTCGAGGTGTTCTACTCCGGCGCCTGGCACGACGCCGTCACCGACGACAAGGTCTTCGAGGACGCCCCGGTCACGATCCGCCGCGGCCAGGGCGACGAGTCGACCGCGCTGCGCCCAGCGCAGCTGACCGCCCGGCTCGACAACGGCGCCGACAAGTACCGCACCTCCAACCCGGCGTCCCCGCTGTACGGGCTGGCCGGGCGCAACACCCCGGTCCGGGTCAAGGTCGGCGGCACCATCCGCGGCACCGCCGAGGCATCGTCGTGGGCCGCCGACGAGACCGCCGACTTCCGGGCCACCCCGCGCCGCGGCAAGGCCTGGGTGGACCTGACCGCCGGCGGCCTGCTCCAGCGGGTCAACGGCTGGACCGAACTGGTGTCCTCCACGATGGTCAAGGGGATGCTGTCGTTCGGCGCCGACCTGATGGGCGCATGGCCCCTCGAGGACGCCTCCACCGCCACCATCCTGACCAACCTGGTCGGCGGCGGCCGCGGCGGAAGCATCCTGCCGACCGTGACGCTCGGCGACTCCGAACGCCCGGCCGGGTCGGCCCGGTCGGCGAAACTCGGCGCGGGCGGCCAGATGGCCGGCACGTTCATGTCCTCGGCTGCGTCGGGCTGGCAGATCTCGTTCGCGTTCAAGATGCCCGCCCTGCCCGGGTCGGCCGCCTACGAAGAGTTCTTCACCTGGTACGACTCGACCGGGCGCCGCTGGACGTGGGAGATCAACAACGCGAACTTCGCCTGGTCGGTGTGGTCGGCGAACGGCGCCACCCTGTTGTCCAACGTCGCGTCCGGATTCGGCGGCATCGTGCCCGGCTCCTGGGTGCGGGTGCGGACGAAGGTCAGCGTGTCCGCGGGCACCATCACATACGAGCCGGCCTGGTATGCCGAGGGCGCCACCAGCGCCGTCGGCACCACGGCGACGTTCGCCGCGGCCGACACCGGCTGCCTGAACAACTGGCTGATCACGGCGGCCACCTACAACGTCGGCGCCTGGTACACCGGGGTGTTCGGCATCGACAACCCGGCCACGACCCTGTTCAACGCCGGCGTCCTGGCCGACTTCAACGGACACAACGGCGAGACCGCCGGCGACCGGTTCACCCGGCTGTGCGGCGACCTGAACCTGGCCTGCACCGTGCTGGGCACCTCGGCCAAATCCGCGGCGATGGGCGGCCAGTCGGAGGCGACGTTCGCCGACCTGTGCAAGGAGATCGTGGCCACCGAGGACGCTCTGCTGTTCGACGACATCGACGCCGTCGGCCTGGTCCTCATGCTCCGCAACTACCGGTACAACCAGACGCCGGCCCTGGCCCTGGCCA